CTATAATCAAACCCTTCATTACAACAGTAAGCCCTGTCTCTCCTTGATACTCATCTAGGTTGCGTACTAAACTAGCTTTACTTCTAATTAGTATCTTAACCTGTGCCTCTAACTCATTGATATAATCTTGAGCTGCCTCATTACTTAATGGTGTAGTACCATCTTCTTTTAATAGTTCCATGTCTTACTCCTATATTATTATTAAAGTAGGTAAGTTATAGTCAGTACCTATGACTAAATAGTTAAGCTTTATTTAAGGGTGGTGTAAGCTTGTTCATCATCGAAATCACCACTGATTTGATTGATAACTCCCAGTGTTATCCGAATGTTTACTCATCCTTAGTAGTATTCATTACTACTCATCTTAGCACCATGTACCTCAATGAACTTATCACTGACATACCTATCTATATCAGACCACTGAGTTTCCCAGACTTGTCCTAACTCAGCGACTGTCTCTTCAACTTTATAGTTATCAAATAGTATCTGAGACAAACCCATTCTAGTTGGTGTCTCTTCTACTAGCTTATCCAAGTAAGCCAGTTGTTTCTTATTAAACTTTGGCATTTAAATCTCCTCTATTGATATGTAAGTAGAGTGCTTAACACCCTTATCATTTACTTTATTATGGAAGTAGTAACCATCTTCTAATAAACCTACAGCTATGCTCTCTGCAGGGTGTTCCTTTTCAACAGTGTAGTCATGAAACCTACGGACTATGCCTTCAAAGGTAGCACATACTGAAGTAGATACTAACCAATCTTTATCCGACGTGCTTGTTAAAACAAATACTCTCATAGTATTCTCCTATCAATAGTAAACTTCCTGAGTATCAGACTTAACAATCCCAATCTCTAGTTGTCTTTGCTCAGAGTTCTCTTCATACTCTTCCCAAGTTATAATCTCTAAAGAAGCTAAGATAAACTCAGCTCCATCCTCAGCTACTAACTCTTTAACTCTATAGTTGTTATCAACATTAAACATAATATCTCCTTGAAAATCCCAGACTAATCCAACCACGAGAGTGTGAACTAGCAGGTGTACTGATACTTTAGTTGTAAGACAATAAAAAAGAGAGGCGTTAACCTCTCTAATTAATTATTATCTTTGTTTAGGTACGTAATCTGAATCAATCTCTTGATTGGTTGTCTTCATCTTACTACCTTTGATAGGTTTAACATACTCTCTACCAAGAACCTCAAGATGTTTTAATTTGAATGTCTCTTGCATCTCTTCTAAGTTATCTATTTGGTCACCTAGTGTCTTTAAGAAGATATTCTTACTCTCAATGGCACGTGCTGTACCCTCTGAACCGTTTGAATCTTCTTGAAGTAAAGCACGTTGTGCGTAGTTCTGACGGTATGTTGTTAGTTGGTAAGATATGTCATTATCTAACCAGAATAGATTCCCTTTTATTACTCTAGCTTGAGTAGTATATTCAAGGTTGGAGCTGTCATCTGATGGAAGTGAGTCGATGTATTTAGTTAAGTTTTTCATAGTTTATTCCTTTATTGATTTATAAAATGTCCTAAGACATTCAAGAGAGAACGTACCAACGGTTCTTAAGTCAACCTAATGACCGCAGGTGTGCGTAAGAAGACACAACATAAGATTAGAGATGTTAACAATAGACCAACAACTGAAGACCTCTAAACGAGGATTATTAGGTTGACTTAAGGTTCTTGGTATGTTTGACTGCCGAAGGGCTTAGAGTCATTTTAATTAATAAATCATATAAAGTAATAAACGTTAAGTGAAAAACTTAACTAAATACTGAGATGAACGTACTGAGGATTACACGGAAACCTTGAATATACGAAGCAAGCGACTTCCCTGCATTTACTACAGTTTAATATTAATTACTATTGATTACTATTGATTGCTGTTGTTATTATTAATAGTTATAGATGTTATTGACTGAATCATTTATAGTCTCAATGATAGTCTATCATTACTTTACACTCTCAATGATAATTAAATAACTACAATCACTACAGTATCTACAACGGTATCTGAATTATCAAGTTACCTAAAGAAAGACCTCAGTGAATCTTAGTGACGAAGGAACTTAGATGAACACGAGCAGAGGTGGCACAGGGGGACCCTGGGTCGACTCAGCGAGTTAATATAAACTATCATAATTAGACGAGAGAGGAGTTTGGGTTTATTCAATTAATTATAGATTTAATTAAGTAACTGTGGATAACTATGTGGATAACTATTAATTTAGTAAGAAAAGCGGGTTTCGGCTTTACTTTAGTCTGTTTATCAGCTACAATCGAACCTAAGTTAACTACTTAAGTAAACTCGGGTTCTAGGGAGAACCGTCATTACCTTCTGAGGAGTAACTATTAGATTATCCTTTAATAACCTTTATGTTTATTAAGCTTTATTAAAGGTCTTCTAAGTAGTCTACTACACCGAAATCCAAGACAGAGACACCTAAATCCGAGTAGAGCTTAAGTTCTATGACTCAGAGTTAAAGACCTATCGGTCTTCACCCCTGAGCCAGCCTACGGCTTAAGTTACTTAAGATACTTAAGATACTTAAGTTACTTAAGATACTTAGGTGGTTCGATTAATGTTTATAATGTTTAGCCCTATATAGGATAACTAGATGGTTGATAAAAGAAAGACTATGCCTCACCTTTTTAAGAAAGGTCAAATCCCTAACCCTAACGGAAGACCTAAAGGTTCTGTTAATAAATACACTCAACTTGCTAGAGAACTCTTAAGCTCCAGAGGAGAAGAGATTGTTGAGGTTGTCATTGCTAAGGCGTTGAAAGGTGATGTTCATTGTTTAAAGATGTGTATGGATAGGATTGTTCCTGCTCAGAAAGCTATTGAGATTAAACATACTAAGAGTGAAGGTGGGTTGACTATCAATGTTGGAACGACTGAACAGATAGAAGAGATGGCTAAGGTCAATAAACCTAAGAGATTAAAGACTAAAGGTGATGATGAGGTCATCGCTGAGGTCTTAGATTAGGTGGGTACTTTAAATGTTGAGCTACATCCTGCTCAGTTAGAGATATTCAATTCAGAGGCTAGATTTAAGGTTGTTGCTGCAGGAAGACGTTTTGGTAAGTCTAGATTAGCTGCATGGATATTGTTAATCAAGGCATTACAATCTGATTCTAAGGATGTCTTCTATATCGGTCCTACCTTCCAACAATCTAAAGATATCATGTGGAATATGCTTAAGGAACTCGGGGGAGACCTTATTCAAGATACCTATGAGAATACCGCTAGAATAACTTTAACAAACGGAAGAAGAATCTACCTTAAAGGTTCTGATAGACCTGATACTCTTCGTGGTGTTGGTCTTGCTTATGTTGTATTAGATGAGTATGCTTCTATGCGACCTGATGTCTGGGAAATGATTATTAGACCTACATTGGCAGACGTAAGAGGTGGTGCTTTGTTTATTGGTACACCTGCTGGTAAGAATCACTTTTATGACCTATACACTGAGTCTAAAAACGATGAAGACTGGGAAACCTTCTCCTATAACTCCACTGATAATCCCTATATACCAGAAGATGAGATTGAGACTGCTAGGAAGTCTATGTCTTCTATGGCGTTTAGACAAGAGTTCGAGGCATCCTTTGAAACATTCTCTGGCGGTATCTTTAAAGAGGAATGGTTCTTACAAGGTAGTGAACCTGATGAAGGTAACTACGTTATTTCGGTTGACCCTGCTGGTTTTGAGGCTTCTGAGAAAGAAAGGGGGCTTAAATCCTCTAAATTAGACGAGACTGCTATTGCTATTGTTAAGATAGACCGAGATAAGTGGTGGGTTAAAGATATTATGCACGGAAGGTGGTCTATTAAAGAGACTGCTTCTAAGATATTAAAGGCAGCTTCGGTCAATGAAGCTACTACTGTGGGTATTGAGACTGGTTCGTTGAAGAACGCTATACTTCCTTACCTAGAAGATGAGATGAGAGCTACTAATCGCTTTGTTCACATAGATGAACTACGACATGGCGGTAAAAAGAAGTCAGAACGCATCACTTGGTCCCTTCAAGGTCGGATGGAACACCAACAAATCACCTTTAATGAGGATAAAGACTGGAGATTCTTCATTTCACAGATGCTGGACTTCCCTTCACGTTTATCACATGATGACCTTCTAGATGCCTTGTCCTATATAGACCAGGTAAGTATTGCGGACTTCGCCCACTCTATACAATTCGATGAAGAATGGGAACCTGAGGATGTTATTTCAGGTTATTAATAAAAATAGTTGATATTCCTATTTACTTTATGATATATTGTGCCTAAATTCCTATACAAATCAATAACTTATGTTTAATGACAAGGAAACTCAGTATCAAGCTCTTGCTTCGTGGTTGTCATACCGCTTAGAAAGCTGGAGAACCCATAGAGATGTAAACTATGTTACACAGTGGGATGAGTATTACCGTCTTTGGCGTGGTATTTGGTTACAATCAGACAGAACTAGAGAATCCGAGAAATCAAGAATCATTGCTCCTGCTTTACAACAGGCAGTCGAGTCATCAGTTGCAGAATTAGAAGAAGCTACCTTCGGTAGAGGGAAATGGTTCGACATTCAAGACGATATGTTAGACCAAGATAAGACTGATGCTGAATATGTCCGCAATCTACTACAAGAAGACCTAGAAAAGACTGGTGTTAAGGATGCTGTCTGTGAGATATTCCTTAACTCTGCTATTTACGGTACTGGTATCGGTAAGATTGTTGTTGAACAGAATATAGAACGTAGTCCCGTAGAAGAACCTGTTGAAGGTACTATGACTACAACACGTCAGTTAGTTGAAACACCTTCTATTGATGTAAAACTAGAACCTATCTCTCCTAAAGAATTTCTAATAGACCCTTCCGCTAATTCTATTAATGAAGCGTTAGGTGTTGCACATGAGGTTATTAAACCTAGATACCACGTTGTTGAAGGTATTAAGTCTGGTATTTATCGTGATGTTCCTTTAGATGGTGACTACGATACTATTAGATTTGGCTATGACCCTGAGATGAAACAGGCGGATGAGTCAGATTCCGTTAAGATTACAGAATACTGGGGTCTTGTACCTAAGCGATTCTTAAAACCTAAGAAAGACCAAGATGATTTTGAATACACTAAGAAAGATGAGCTTGTTGAAGCTGTCGTTACTTTAGTTAATGACGAATACATACTAAGAGCAGAGGAAAATGCTTTCATGATGGTAGATAGACCATTCATAAGTTACCAACATGACATTGTTCCTAACAAATTCTGGGGTAGAGGTGTTTGTGAGAAAGGTTACAACCCTCAAAAGGCATTAGATGCTGAGATGAGAGCAAGAATTGACTCTCTCGCCCTAACAACTACACCTATGATGGCAGCAGATGCAACTAGACTGCCTCGTGGTATTAAGTTTGAGGTTAGACCTGGTAAGACAATACTAACTAATGGTTCACCACGCGAAGCTTTAATGCCTTTGGACTTGGGAACCACAGACCAAAGCACGTTTACTCAGGTTGCCTCACTTCAAAATATGATTCAGATGGGAACTGGCTCTGCTGATGTCGGTTCAGCTGAGAGAGCTACATCCTCAGGTATGTCTATGGCACAATCTGCTTCTATTAAGCGACAGAAACGTACCTTGATGAATTTCCAGAACACTTTCCTTATTCCTTTGATTAATAAATCAATGTGGCGTAAGATTCAGTTTGATGTTGAGCGTTACCCTGTTAATGATTACAAGTTCATACCTTATTCAACTATGGGAATCATGGCTAAAGAGTTAGAAATGACTCAGATGGT